CGGCAGTCTACGACGGTGATAGAAATGCGAAAGACATTAATCAAGCTATGAAAATATTTTTAAAAATTTAAAGCTAGAGCTCAAATTTAGATACTAGAGATATGGTGGTCTTCGCATGCTTCTTAAGCACCAATCCTACAGTTTTTTCTAAAATGATATAATCTAAAGCAGACTTTTCTTGTTTTCTTTTTTTGTAAGGCTTTTGCAACTTAAGCACTTCTTCCGTTATTTTTGAATTTGCTATGAAAAACGATTTATGCGACGCTTCCACGGTCTGATTTGAGTCAAAGTCTGCGATGTGCTGTAAATCCGATCGTCCGTACAGATCTCTAATTTTATCTGTAGCTTGCTTGTCTACGTTTTTTTTATCGTACCGAAACTTTCCAAAAATTGTAGAATAATTTAGGGAATACGCCAAGTCCGAATTCAAAATCCCATCGTAATTCAACTTGGGGGATTTATTCGGGACTAAATTACGATCTAAAAACATGAAAATATTGTATTTAGACTTATTCCTAGAATACGCGTTAGCCCAAGCTTCTAGAAAATCATTTTTTTTGTATCCCACGACTACGACGTCAAAATCGGGGTAGTAAGTTTTGCACTTGCTTACAGTTTGCGTGCTCGACCCGTTGCTAGCAATTATGCAAACGGCTTGCGGCTTGTTCAATTTCTTCAAACTAATTTTTTTGCGCCGGCCTTCGTCAGATGGATAGTAATTGTACAAAAGCATCATAATAAAAACCAGCAATAATATCAAGAATACGTACCAATAGATCACGTTGAGCATTTATGTTACAACATGTTAATATTTTTTCTAGGTCGTCCGCGGCTTCTCTTGGGTTTTTGTTCCGGTACGTTTGTATTTTCAACTAAGTCGCCATCTTCGTTCCTCTTTCTTCTTGGCTTAGCGCCGTTCATACCAACATAACGCCCAGATTTTTTGTACGGACGCTTGGTTTTTCGTTGATACCCGATGCGACCAATACACTTGTCAGATACATCTTCCACAAGCTTATCTATAGTCGTGAATTGATATTCTTTGAACGAGTTTATTCCAGGTATTTCGCGAAATACAATCATAAGTTCTTGACGGAGAAGTTTATGGTCAAATTCTATGTTTCGCAAATCGTTATTGAAATCGTCTGCGCTGACCAAAAGTTTTCTGTAAATGTGGGTATCTAATAACATGCGTATTGACGTGTCGACGCGAGTCCTTATTTCTTTTCGTTCGTTCCAAGTCTTTTGATATTTGTCTCGGGACTCTTGACCCCAGCCCGAGCCTTTGCGTTGCGAAGCTGTGTTGCTGGGCTTCAGCACCGGGGGCGCGTGCGAAGGCGGCTGCGGCGGCGGTGGCGGCGGTGGCGTGGGCGGTGTTGCAGGCTTCGGCGTCTCAGTGTTTGGTAAGAAGAATTGCGTAACGTATTGGTGCAATTCAAATGAATCATTGGAATTAGAATCAGTCATGCACGCTTCGAACACCAGCTCTTCTTGCTCGTCTTCCTCGAGGGCTTTGAACGCGCGACTGCCAATTTGAATATCGTCGCACATTTGAAATTGAATTTAACGGAAACTGATTCTGAAAAAAAAACTCCATTGGAGAAAATTTATGTGCTTTTTGTAGGAGTGACTACAGTATTAAAAAACTCAAAATACCATCTCCCACTGTCGTGATATTTTAACTTCGAAAAGTCTATCAATGCGTCGCTCTTATTTGCTAATTCTTCTAAGTTTATTTTTAAATTATTAACGTCTAGTCTGACGTCTATTGATGGATTGTGTATTATTTTTTCAACAAATAGACGATTTTCCGACAGCTTCGGCTCTACTATCACAAAATACAAGGGAATTTGCTTAAAACTAATTTCAGATCCCGGGGGAAATTTATTATCGTTCCTAATAAATTTAAAATCACCGTCGAAATCAGAACTTTGAAGCGGCGTCCACCCAAGATACATGCTTTCGTCCTTCCTCTTTTCGACGTATTCGCGAGCTTTCCAAAGGTCTCTAGACAAGTCCGAAAAGCGCCGTTCCTCTATTCCCCGAGACACGTTTGATTTTTGACAAGAAAACTTGTACAGGACGTCAAATATACCGATGATACCCGGTGCTTTGTATCGCGTAAATATGTAATCATTTTTTGGGGTAAGACTAAACGCTGTTATGATCATGCAAAAATTTATGAATCTCATTGCACTTTTTTTTTTTAAAAAGATAATATTTCCGACAAGTTAAACTTAACTTGATTTAAATATTTATAGAACAATAATATGGCGAAAACTACCAAAAAAAAATTGAATCAAAAGTTGTCGAAAAAAAGTGCGTCGACCCCGCCCCGACCAACAAAAAGGAAAGCTTATCGTAAGTCGACAAAGAATTACGCCAAATCAACTGTTTTGCGACGAAGAAGTAGAACTTCAACAACCAAATCATACTCGCCAAGAAGGAAAAGACGGACGCGCTCGCGGACGACGATTTCTTATCACACGCCAACACCACCTCTAAAAAAACGTAAATCTCCAAAAAAAAAGAAAATTAGACTATCTCCAAAACGCACGGCCAAAAAATCAAAAACGCCGCGCAAGTCTACGAAAAAACGCACCGTCACAAAATCCCAAAAGCGGCGGCCGAAAAAACCTAGGCTGTCTGTCAGTCGCGCGGCAACAAAATCCTTGACGCGGCCCCGCTTAACGACGCAATTCGCGCGAAGTAGTAGCGGTTATAGTTACTGGATTCCGAGCAGCAGTAGACGCACTAGCAGCACAAGACTTCCCTTGACTACGCGGGCTAAATCTACGAGAATCAAAAAAAGGTGCCCGAGCGATCAACAATTAGTTTGCGAATGCGTAAGCAAGAGCAAAGTGGGCAAGAAGCGCAAATCCCGGTGCAGAAAACATTCAAAACGTAACCCGGAAAAATGCAAATCCGAAACCCGACCGTGTTATAACGCTCACAAGAATACGTGCAGCCCGCCAGCCAATGCGTATCTCTGAACTGAAACTATTTCAGCGAACAACTTTTGCTTTAAAAACTTTGTGATACCAATGATGTAGTATGCATAGGAAACCTATCGGTTTGTGAGGTTTGAAAGAATGCGCTATTGTTTTTATAATTTCCTCGTCCATCTCGCTATTATCTTTTGAAAATAACTCGTGAATGCGATCGCTTTTTTTTAAATATTTGCGCTTTGAGCCTGGATCTAGCAGCAATAACCAAATTTTCTCAGAATCTTGCAAAGCTTCTCTGAAGCAACCGTTGGCCGATCCCATGTTTTCTTTCCTACCATCTTCCAGAGTTTCCCGCTGTCGATTTATAGCGTAATGGCATTTTTCTATGCTTTTATTTATTTCCTCCATCTTGTATACTATTCGTTTGAATTTCATCATGGTCGAAAGAAAAGCAATCATGGTTGCCGTCACGATAGGAAAGACGGAAGCTAATTTGCTGCTAGCTGAATTATCCTTATCTTTGCAATCAGCGGACCACCCAAACTCGGCATTGAGCGATTCGATGAAGGCAGTAAATGTTGCTAGCGAAATGATTACCATGTTATAAGCGTTGTTTTTTATTCTGATGTCCATCAGATAAAATGCTAAGGCGTCTCTAATGTAGATCAATCCTTTTTCTTGCGTCAACAATCTGATAAAATCCTGATTGTCTAGCGTCATTTTTTAGTTAAAGAAAAAAAAATTTTTTTTTTATGCAAAACGGGCAATTATTTTGAACACCATTTAAAACACCACTTGGGCTTCTTCACATTTAATTTTATTCCGTTCTTTCCGACTTCGAGAAACTGTTCTATGGCGCCCTCAACAAGAGGTTTTATGATGTCATCAAAGCGATCCAACGGGCCCTCGTCTCGATCGATCAATTCGTGCACAACATCAATAACTAAATCTTTCTTTTCGCGCCCCGTCAATCCTTGAATATCCTCAACGTACTCCATAGATATTTTGATGAACTTGAACAGACCGGACATGACGTTGTCTTTGTCTCCAACAACTATATTTGCAACATCGATTGCATCGTCGACAATTTTTTTTGCGTCGATTAGTTTGGTTTCTTCCATGTTTGGAATGTTTGTTATACAGACATAATAAAAAACAGTATGAACAAACGGGCAAAAAAAAATTTTGAAATATAAATGAACAAGTACGCCTTGATAGTTTTCTTAACAGTATTATTTATATTGTTGGCGATAATTATCATATACGCTATAATAATGAGGTTTTTTGAAATAGGATTTGATCCATTAATCAACGATCTTCCGGTTATCGTACCCAAGAAATTGAACAACAACACTAAATCAAGAATAATTCCCAAGATCATCTATATTTGTAACAAAGATATAGAAGACATTCCAAAACAGTTGATTAAGAAATGGAAAGAAATGAATCCAGATTACGAAATCGAACTGTTTGGCGACTCTGAATGCGCAAATTTTATCGAGGATAATTTTGGCCTCACGCGTCGTCAAAATTTTGAGAAAATACCAGACGGTCCAATAAAAGCTGATTACTGGAGAACTTGCATTTTGTACGTGAAGGGGGGTGTTTATGTTGATGTTGACATCGTTCCCATGCATACCATAGACTACATCATAAAAGAAAACAACATACCCAACCCAACGTTAGTTATTCCTGGATCCGGCGTGTTTTGGAAGACGGTCAATCCTTGTTTCATTGCAGTCACTCCCAAAAATCCAATATTTGAGGATTGTTTGTATTTATACGATTACTTATTTACTCACAAAAATTACTTTTACTGGCAATTTTCGATCGTCGTAGTTTTAACCAGAGTTCTGAACTCTTATTTTAAAGTTCGCAACGTAAGCAAAACTTACCTAAGTTCTAACCATCAAATCAAAGTTTTAAAGGAAATTTATACAAATTTAGGCGGAATTCCATCTCTCTGCACGTCTGAAACGTGTTCAAATGACTACATAATAAACCAAAAAAAAGAGAAGCTGCTAAAAACAAGAGCCGATAACTACGATAGGTTTAAACATCAATTCATATCCTTGATTAAAATGAAAAAAGTCTCATAGGCGCTCCCGCGTCTTGCCACGTGCGAAGATGGAGTGGAGGCGAAGAACAGGTTGAATTGCAGGTGCGTACTTGTTGACACCAGCTGTCAGTGCTACCCGGTTGACCATGCCCAACGCCAAAAAAGAGCTAGACAGACCACGGACGCCGCCGTGCTCGAAGCGACCCGAGCACCCCCCGCCGCTGCGTAGCAAAAAACGTTATCGCGCGATGGGCGCCGCTATTGTATTTTTTGACATCCAAGTAGCATATGCGCCGCTCTCGGCGACGAAGAGACTAAGTATTAATTGATTACGATAGATTACGATACTGTCGCTCGCCCGTCTTAGCAAGCTGCACGCTACGCTTGACTGTTTTACGACCCTGGGCGCGTGCTTTTTTCTTGTTTCCCCGGGAGGCAGATCTTTGGCTGCGGCCGGTGTGTTTTAAGACAGACGACGCTCGTCGTGTAACGCGCGAGC